GAAAGCTGCTGCAACTCAAATTGCATGGATGGAACAGCAAACTGCAAATAAAAGATTAGATTTTGAATTAGCTCGTCTTAAAAATTGTGGCGAACTGATGAAGGCTGGCGTGATATTTCATCCCAAGTCGCCATATCATGCCGTATGTGCCGACGTAGTTTTGGTAAATCCGCCAGGCACACTACCAAATCACACACATACAATTACACCTAACCCTTCTTCTTCATCTTCTCAAAATTTAAAGGAGATAAGCCTTTCGATTGGCGATATTGATTAGATTTAATTTCATCACGAGAAGGTCTATATGGTGTCTTTCCGAATTTCTTTTTTACAGTATCAACTGTTTTTTTAATTATAGGTTTTATTACTCTTAACAATAAGGGTGTTGCAGCAGCGGCAGCTGTGGCCACCACAGCAATTGCTGCAGTAGTGCTTACTTGATTTGTGGAGGGCAAAAATTTTTCAACTGGTGTAGTATCCTCATATAATACTACACATGTTTTACCATCGTCACTTAGTTTGTGACCTGTGACTCTTTCATCACCATTTTGAGTTAAATCTCCTACCCTTGGCTGATTTGGGCCTGGACAAGGTACTTCTTCATCTGATGAAAGATCTCCAGTGTTAGGAACATCTGGTGTCGGAGGAGTTTCTGGGGGTCGTACATTTGGTACTGGGGCTTCTCTTGTAATGATTAATCGATCTGGTTCATAATTCATCGCATCATATGATGGATACTCTGCATCACACACAGTCATAATACCATTAGGATCATCCTCTATTAAATTTTTATCAATTGGAAGTCCATTTACATGTCTCTTATTATCCTTATGCATTTTAACGCATCCAGGCATCTGTAAAATTGGATTACCAATTTGAGTAACTACAGGAGGATGGATGTTATAAATTACTGGTTCTCTAATTAACCAAGGTCTAATATGTGGAACATGTATGTTGTCAATTGATATATCATCAATAGTTGGCATTATCTAAAAGGAAGGAATACCTAATCCAACGCCTTCTGGTATTGCCCCAGCAGGGCCTGTAGTATCAGGTAATACATCACCCACAACATTGGGTAATGCATCTCCAACAGAACCCATTACAGATTCCATTACTTTACCTTTGACGTTTTCGATAATCGCATCCTTGCGTATGAATACATACCCAACAGTACCAACAACGGTGAGAGATATAACACCACTTGCAATAGCGATTCCATTTACGATTTTCTGTAACATGATTTTAAGATTTTTTAGTGTCGGGAACAATTTTGACAGGGCCTTGCTCTATCCTAATGGTTTGAGCAGGAGCAGTCTCTGATGCTTTGGCAATAAGAAACTCCATATCTTTTTTAGATATGTTTGCACTACCACCATCAGCACCACCTTTCTTTTTACCTGCTGCTTGGACTCCGAAAGTAGCCAGAGTTCCTGTGAAAACTGAAGCTATAAATGTCGGATCAAGTTTTTGTTCTGGTATATTAAATGCTGCTGGTAATTTAACATATGCCAAGGTTAAAATACCTGCTGACCAGACAAGCACAGCCAATCTAACAACGGTAGATAAGAATGCTAATTGTTCTTCTTTATCATCGATATTTTCTTTAATTTTACCGATGATGCCTTTCGGTTTTTCTTTTTTAACTGTTTCAGTCATCTAACTTACCTTTTTTTAATAATTTTTGTAATTCAGCTGTTGATCCTACAAATAATGCATTGGTGACATTGTTAGGACTTTTATCTTTTGGTTCCTTAATGTCTTTAACCTTTTTCTGTAGGTCTAATAATTTATCTGTGGCATCAGCCACACTTTTAATTATCTGTCCAGTAACTTCATAAGCTCTGGCAGATCCACTCTCTTGAGAAATCTCCATGATACCGTCAATAGCTTCTTGACCTTTCTCTATTAATGAATAGAGATGACCACGAGTATATTCATAATCACGGTCAAGATCGTCCTTGTCACACTTGATTGGCTTGACATTATCAATCTCAATAGGCTCGGAGGTATCCTTAACTATATCTAATGCATCATCAATTTCATCAAATTTCATGACTTATACGTCCTTTTGTTGTGATGGAGAATACTCTTTAAAGTCCTCAAAGAAAGAAGACATCTCATTGAATCCAAAGTCATCACCAGAAGCGATAAGTGCATCATCACCAGTGAGTGGTAAGGTTGCATCTCTAGATCCACTAATTATATCTATGACAGATCCATTTGCATGATCTAAAGCCGTTGTTCCATCTACACCTCTATAAACAGTTAATTCATTACCACTAATGGAACGAATCTGCATATTCTCTTCACCCAGTCTAATGTAATCATCGACTGTAAAGTTGGATGCACTGTTTACAGAAACTATTGTTTGTTCTGCAGCCAAAGGTTTATTGATTGCAGTCGTATTATCATCATTGTAATCTTTTACAGCTCTTGGAGTTGCAGAATACCTTTGTTCACGTTTTGCAACTACTCTATTTGTATCGGTAAAGTAATCAACATTAACTCTCTTGATAAGTGCATCTGGATTATCAGCGACTGCACCAAATAAGTATATCTTGGCAGTGAACTGTAATGTCGTAATCATTGCACGACGATTATCAAAACTACCCTCATAATCATCACTCATATTAATGCTCTCTAGAATGATTGGTATATCTCTCTTTTCGTTAATTGATGAAACTAAGTTAAGTGTAATATTAAGGCCTGGTTGAAAATATGGAAGTATCTGTTCCATGATCTGTAACATATCATCATTGAGTTTAGTTGCAATACTCAATGTGAATCCCACGTTGTATGGGACAGGCATGAATACTTTCTTGACGTTGTTTAAAGTACCTGTATTGTATGATCTAAAAGTTTGTGTTATTGAAGCTTTTCTTGATGCATCATAATTTAATGTGGTCATTTCAAATGACATACGAGGTAGAGTGATAGCTGGTCTACCTTTTAAAGTTGGTTGTTGTTCTATTTTTGCAAGAAACTTTTGCATAGGGCCATATGCCAATGGCACTTTCATGCGACTTACATTGCCACCATCGTCTGCGTCATGACGAATCTCTATTCCATTAAAAAGTGTACCAAAACCGATAACTGTCTTTCTTAGAATCTCGTGATAAAAGTATTGACCTAACATAATTCTTTTTTAATTATTTAGAATAGATCATTCCAATCTGAACCGTCATAACATTGCATTTTATTTGTTGTAGTATTAAATATTATTGAACCTGTTACAGTTGAAAGTCCTACTCGTTCATCTGTAGTATAATTTGGTGGAGAAATTTGGTGAACAATTCTGTGTTCATTTTTCCATACCTGTTTATCGTTTGTAGCCATAATATTTTTTAATTATTTAGAAGTCACCAAATGGGTTTTTCTCAGAGAAGTCCACCAACCCACTATCAGCTTCATTCTCTATAACCAAATTATTGGCAAACTCATCATCTTGAAACTCATCTAAACTTATCTTATTGATGGTATAACTTCCAGTTTGTCCCATGCCTGGGAATTCTCCTGTGGTTGCAGATCCGACCAGTATTTCATTTAATGCAAAGTTTGTAGATATATTAGATATCTTAAGAACATTTGTATCTGCATCCCAATCTTTAACTCTTGCGGTGCATAGAGATGATTGACCTTTAACAACTTCATTTAAGAAGAAGTTACCAGTTCCAACTCCTGTATTTGGATTTGCAATTGTAATTACAGGTGGACTTGCATATCCAAATCCAGCATTAGTAAGTCGTATATCAGTAATAGTTCCTCCAGCACTCACAATAGCAACACCAGTAGCATTTGCAGTTGATAATCCAGATGGTGATGTTGATATGGAGACAACAGGTGGTGATGTATATTTACTACCAGCAACAGAACTAAACAACACCTTCATTACATTTGTTCCAATACCCGCTCTGGCGACTGCCCCTGAACCGCCAGCACCACTAAATGTAACAGTGGGTGCAATAGTGTAGCCAAAGCCAGGATTAGTGATAAGAACTTCTTTTACGGAAAATGTCGTAGACCCAGCACCAGCAGAAGTTGTAATCGCAACTGCAGTTGCATTTGCATCAACTGATCCACTAGGAGATGTACTAATCGCAACAGCGGGAGGACTTGTATATCCAAATCCATCGTTAATAAGTGTAATCGTATTTACACCACTAGTGCTTAAACCAGCTGAAAATGCTGCAGTTTGACCAAGACCAGCTAATGTAAGTGTTGCAATAAATCCATCATCCTCTGCATTATTATCAATCTCTGTAATACTTGTGTCAATGACTGCATCCTCATATTCGTAGAGTTCACATGTCAATTGATACATATAAAGTTTTCCAAGTTGGTAGAATGGTTGTTCATGTTCTACAAACTTAACTTCAAATAAACTATCTGATAGTGGGAAGTATATTAAATCTCCTTCTTTTGGTCTTGATGTTAACTTAGTTTCATCTTCACCATCCTGATAAAATACAGATACAAAATCATCATATCGTTCTCTAGATATGACAAGAGTTAATTCATCTGTGGTTCTAACACCAAACTTTGTCATCAAATCACCAGAACCAGCAAATCCTTCATAGTTCTGAACATAGGCCTCTAATGCATAGCTGTCATCAAATCTTGCAACTATATTCTCTTTCATTACATCGTCAGTTCCTATAAACTTACGAGGCATGTAAAATATATCCACACCATAGATCTTCAACTGTTCGTTGATTAGATCCTGTACGAGTCTTTGTTCAGATGCAGAACCCTGTAGAAAGAACGGATTTAAAGGCATTATCCTATCAGATCAAGTGGTGGAAGTTCATAATCACTAGACATACGTTGTCTGAGTTCAGTCAATTCACGAAGTGCATCTTCATAAATCTGACGACCATTTAACTCAATACCGCCTGGCAATTTGACACCTTGAAACTTAGTTAGGTTCGTTCCCCATTGTTTTTTAATTAATGCAGTGATATATCTCTTCAAGAAACTATCATTGAATACTTCTGTGTTCTGAGATGGATCTAGAACTCGATAACAATCTATAACTAAGAACTCATCTGCAGCTGCAGCTTGCCAGTTCATATCAATATAAAGTCTGTTACCTCTCTTATTGAATCTAACTTTCTTGTCGGGACTAATTAAGAATTGTATGGTTTCAAGATACTGTTTGACCATAGAGT